ATCATAATAATAAATAATATTAAATCTCTTTTCATAAATTTTTTTTTAAGGATTATTTAATTAAATACTCAATCCAGGCCTTTGCACTTTTTAAAGTTTTATATTCCTGGTTAAAAGGATAAATTACAAAAATTTTTGTTTTTGGGTTATAAACAATTGTATAACCCTTGTAGGCAGTATATTCCATTATTTTAAATTTTAAAGTAAAAAAATAGGCCTAATTAGGCCATTCGGTAATTTTAACGTCTAAAATGTCACATCCAGCAGTCTGCAAAAATGTAACAATATTGTTACTTTCAACAAAAGCGGCGGTAAAAAATAGGGAATTTAATTCAATTGTGTAGTTGTACAATGTACGTTTGTCGTCGCTTCCGTAGAAAAAGCGAAATGTTGCTTTGATCATTTTGATTTGTTTTAAGATTAAGAATAAACAAAGATTATATAATTAATTTGATATTACCAAATTTTTTACAAAAAAAAACAGAGTGTAGAAACACTCTGTTTAAATCTATGAAAATCCTTCTTAAAACAAAATCAGGACAAAAATAACTTTTTTTCTGCGTTTCTCCTATTAATTAATCCTTTTACTTTTACTCCATTGTCATAAACCCATCTATCAAACTGGGCCGCAACTGTATTTTTATCAGCACCAGAATTAAGTAATCTTAATAATGATGATGCTTTAAAAGCACTTATCCCCACATTATACACAAAAGATACAAGCGAATTTTTTTGATTATTAGTTAAAGGAACTGTTACCAGACTGTCAATATCTTTGGCGTTTTGCGACGTTTCCATATCTAGCCATTTTTGGGCCTGTGCTTCGGTTATTACATCGCCTTGCTGGACTTTTCTTTGTTTGTCAAAATCATATGTAGACCCCCAACCTATTGTCCATACGCCGCCGCTATCCTGGTAAGCTTTTAAATAAAGGCCCCCTTCCGCTTTTTTAATGAAGTTTAAAGCATTAGATAAGCTTCCGCCCTTTGTAATTGCAGTAATACCCAAAATTCCTAAAATTAATAAGATTACTTTATTTTGATAAGTCATTTAAACTCTTTGTATGATCCTTTGCGGCCCATCCTAATAATAGTAAGCCAATTGATCTAATTAATCCCTGTATCCCTGTATTTACGGGTATTACTTCGGCTGATGCAGCTAATACCCCCCCTAATGTTGTTTTCCAGTTATTCATTTTTATTTATTTAAATAATCTAATTTAGTTTCAATTCTGGCGAGCTTGTCTATAATATCGATACGATCGGATTTTATCTCTTTCATATCGACTTCTATTTCTGATAATTTTTTTTTTGTAGTTCCGTAAAAACTACCAATAAAAATAATTGTGCCGATAAATGATCCTATATAAAATAAATTTTCCAAATTAGTATTTATTATTTATTTTCTAAATATTCAATTTTTTGTAATAACGTATCAATCTTATTATTTAACTCTTGTATTGCCTTAATGTATATTCCATCAAATTGATTGTAATTAATACCCATTAAGCCCGTTGAAGGCGTTGTAAATACTGCCTCTGGAATAACCTTTGCTACATCTTGCGCAATATTTCCAATTTGTAAACCTTCCCCGTAATCTTTATAATCTTCTATATATTCAAAAGATATAGGATTAAGTTGCATAATAGCATCTAAACCATATTTTAAAATTTCAATATTTTGTTTTACTGTTGCATCAGAGACAGGAGCTGATAAAACACCTGAAGAACTAGCCAAAACGGCTCTTGAACCCGTACCAGATAAATTATCAATGCTTGTTACTCCTGAAGTAGTTATTGATAAAGCATTAGTATAAGTATTTGTTGGATCTATTGTACTACCACTTGAAATTTTTATTGTTAATGTATCTGCTGCAAAACCTAAAAAAGGTTGCAATCCGCTTTTTTTAACAAAACCTAATCTTGGAATAGCTGAAGGAATTGTTGCATCAATTCCAATATATAAATTTTCGCCATCTATATTTAAATTACCCGTTAAAGTTCCACCCGATAAAGGCAAATAAGCCGATAAATTAGATGTTAAGGCAATAGTACCTGTTGCGTCAGGCAATGTGTAAGTTCTATCAACTGTTAAAGATGTTGGTTGAATAGTTCCATTTGCGCTATTTCTTAAACTTAATACACCATATCCAGCACCTGTCAAATTTCTACTTAATGAAGCCAATAAACTATATCCAGTAGGTTGAATTAAAAACTCATCTGCCTGTACACTACTTATAAATACTGTTGAATTATTTGCACTACTAATTCGAATTGCATTTGTAGTTAAAGCAACATTTAAAATTTCAAAAAAATCTGTTGACGAATTACCAATTCGCCATTTTGCAGTAGAATTTTTTGCAAAACCAATTAATGATTGATTTCCCGCGGTATTATTTATTGCAATTAATGGACTTGTACCAGTTCCGTGAACGTCTAAATTATTTGAAGGCGTATTTGTATTTATACCTAAACGATTATTTGTATCATCAAAAAATAAATTGGTATTGTCTTGTGTAATTAATCCAGCCGTTCCAACAAAGGGAACGGATCCAGGCGTCAAAGTTGTAACTGTTAAACTGTTTGAACTTACTCCGCCCGCCGTTACTGATATACCTACATTTGAAGTATTGCCGTTAGTTGTAACCTGTTGCAAAGTTCCTGCCCCACTACTTACGTTTGCAATTAATACCCACGCCGTTCCTGTGTCCTCATATATTGCACTTGTATCGTTTGCAATAAATAATCTACCTGCATAACCAAAATTTGGCCTATTGGCAAAAGTATCGGTGTACAATGCAGGGGATCCCTTTTGATTCAGTACATTAACGTTATATGAAAACCCCATATATTAAAATATTTTTTTAACTACTACTAAATTGTTTTGGCCACCACCAGTAAAATTAATTTGCAACGTTACATTTGTTTCCTCATTTTCATTACCATCAATGACAAAGCTTTGCGATGGGGCTAAGGTAATATTTTCAATTACCGCGTTGCTAGTTCCTAAATTTATAAAAATAATACTATTACAATCCGTTGGAATAGATTGAGCCGTATTGTATGCAATAAAAACAGGTGTGTATTTTGTCATAATTAACAGGTATAAATTTGTTTTAAAAGACTTTTGTTTTTAGACTTAAAATAAGCTAATTGCTCTGGGTTTAAAACTTCAGCAGGTGTTGGCTGAATTTGTTTTTTATCCCAATACGTTGGCGTTACAATTGCAAATTTTGGTAAATTAATTTTTTTGCTTTTTGTATTAGAATTATTAAAATCTAAATTTCCGCCTGGTTGTGTATTTTTATAAACTTTATACAAAAGAAAAATTATTGCCCCGTAAATTAAAACTTCGCTTGTTTTCATTATTTATAATTTAATTATATTATTATCACTAATCCATCCTGTTTTTAAAACATTGTTAGCCATAAAAGAAACTTTAGTATATGGCAAATTAGGATCTTGTTCCAAAATTTTTAATTCAATTTGTTTTCTAAAGGTGTAAATAGGTGTTTTTAAATCATATTCAAATACCGTACTTCCATTTTTAGAACGTGGAATTATTTCTGGATTGCCTGGTATTACTTTACTTTTAGGTTTTTTATTTTTTGCATAAACATAAATACCCAATAATAATAAAGCTATTGTAATATATATTTTATTTTTTTTCATTATAATCCAGAATTATATACGCCGCCATACGGAATTTGATCTAAAATATTGCTACTTACAACCGTAGGCGCATCATAACCGCGTTCCGCCCATTGCTCTAAAGTTAAACCGTACACTTTGCCGTTTTGCAAAATTTGTTGTTCATTTCCATTATCTGCAAGCACTCTCATTCCCTCAGTTAATCCACCTGGATAAATTGGCTTATTAGGTAACATATCAATTGGAAATTTATTGTCAACTGGTGGCGGTGGTGGTGGTGGTAAAATAGTTACTGTTTTTTTCTTTTTAAAGAAAAAAAACGCTGCTATTACTACGGCCCCAATAATTAGTAAGTTTTTATTTTTCATTAAAATCTAAATTTAATCCCTTTACGTTTATAATTATCGTTAATTAAGTTTATTTTTTCTCTAGATAAATTAGAGGTTATAAATTCAGTCAATCCCATTGGAGAGCCGCTAGGGATTCCAAAAAGATACTCTTGTCTTTTACCAAAAGTTTTAACTAAATAAATTGCGTCCGCATCATTTTGTATTCTAGATACCTGGTATCCTGCTTCGTCTTTATTATCAGCTATTGCGCTATACCTTAAGCTATTATATATAGTATTTGCAATTTGGTCAAATTCAGCTTTACTTCTAGATAAACTTATGCCCCTTGCATTTAAATTTTTTTCTATTTCTTCAATATTTGCAACTTCGGTTTTTTCTTTTTGTATTTCCTCATTAGTTTTAACAATACCTAATTTTTGAAATAAAGGCCTAATTACAACTAAATAAGCTGCAACCACTATCCCCGCCGTTGTTAATAACTTTTTATTATCTTGACTTATTGCCATATATATATTATTTCATAAATCCCAAAAGCATCTTATAAGTACTATCGTCAATATTAGCCAAATAATACAAATGATCGCCGTAGTTTGCATCTTTAGTACTTAAAATTCTAATTGCTTCTAAAGCTTTTCCGTACTGCTCGTCTGGTATTCCCGCCAAAGCCGTTACGGTTGGCGTTGATCCAGAAGCAGCAAATCTATTAATAATTAATCCCAACGCCCCAATTGCCATTTGTTGAAACTGTTCGTTTTCTAATATGGCCCCAAACCCTTTTGGTTTTTCTTCTTCCACTTCTTCATTAAATTCGTCCGCGCTTAATTTAGATATAATCAAATTTTGCCCTTCAATCATTTTTTCTAATAAACGGCTAAAATTTTCATTTGGTTGCTGTTGTTGCATCCCTGCCATCATTGGCAAATACCTTTCGGGTTTGTTTAATTGGAAAACAATTTGCGTTAAACTTTCGGCATCTTTGCCCCTAGCAACTTTCTTTTTTTCGATTAATTGCAAAATATAAGGGTTTGTATTGTCAACGTTTTGTTGTATGGCCCTTAAAGCTTCAGATAATTTTTGCAATCCAATTTCTTTTTCATCCTCATCAAAATAAAAACGGCAATATTCAACCTTCGGACTGGTTCCTGCAAATATTTTGTAATGCGTTGCGGGGCTATTTTCGTAATAGTCAAGTACATCTTCCAACCTGTGTAACTCGGGCTTAAATACTGCCATTTTTAAATTATTTTATAATTTGTAATAAACTCCAACAGCATAAACAACGTTAGTCGTTGCCGCAGCACTTGAAAGCGAAATAAAAGACTTTGTCCAGGATATAACCATATTGTCAATATCTGGCAAACCGTTTGT